ACCATCCTGCGCAGGACGGTCCAGAATGTCGAAAAAACCGCCCGCAAACTGGGAGGAGATTGCCAGCGCCTACTGCGCAGGAAGCCTGTCAAACCGCCAGATTGCCAAGCAATTCGGGATTGCGGAAAGCACCCTGCGCAAGCGTATCGCGTCTGAAGGTTGGGATAAAACAGGTGCGCAAAAGGTGCGCACTCGCACTACAAAAGTGCGCACCGCTGCGCACTCAGGGCAGCCTGCGCAAAAACGTCCCTCTCCGGTCGTCGCCGAAGCCATCCCGGAAGATATCGAGGGCCGTCTGCTCTGCCTGGCAGAGCGAATGACCGACGAACTGGAGGAGATCACGGCACACCAGGGAGAAATCTCTGAAGCTATCGAAATTGAGACGATGGACGACGAAAATCCGCGTCGAAAAGAGGCCATGCTAAAGGCCATCAGCCATCCGATCCGGGCGAACTCGCTCAAGACAATCGCGCAGACGGTCGCACTCCTGGGCGGCAGAGGTTCCAGCAAGAAGGGCAAGAAAGAGCAATTGAAGGATGCGGCAGAGACGGCATCTTCGGGCCGCTTTTCTCCCATGCATCAGCCCAAGCTCGTGGTGAACAATGGCAAGTGACGGGACGGTCAAAACCACCCCTCGGGCACGGAAAACGCCAGCCAGGCGAACCGGGTTAAAGCAAGCGGTCAAGCAGGCCGCTGCGACATTCACCTGGTCAACGGCCTACCCCGCTTGGGAAAAGCGCATCGTCGCCGGTGAAAGCATTATCCCCTGCCCGCCGCTTTTTCCGGAAGCGGCCAAGCAGGGCATGGACGTCTTCAATGCCCTAAAGCTCGTCGACGTGATGGGCGAGCCGACGATCGGGGAATCCTGCCGGCCATGGCTGAAGGACTTCGCGGAATCCTTCTTCGGGTCCTACGATCCGGAAACCGGCGTTCGACACATCAGCGAGTTCTTCCTGCTGGTCAGCAAGAAGAACACCAAATCGACCATCGCAGCCGGCGTCATGCTGACCCAGCTGGTGCTGAACTGGCGGCGATCAGCTGAATTCCTGATCCTGGCACCGACCAAGGAAGCGGCCGACAACGCCTTTAAACCAGCGCGGGACATGGTCCTGAACGACCCGGAACTGGACGCGATCTTCCACGTCCAGAAATATAACCGCGTCATTGAGCATCGCCAGACCGGGGCGACACTCAAGGTCGTGGCTGCTGACGGCCAGTCGGTGGTCGGCAAGAAGGCGACCGGCATTCTCGTCGACGAGCTCTGGGAGTTTGGCAAGAAACCGACAGGCGAAAACATGATCATGGAAGCCATGGGCGGTATCTCCTCGCGCCCTGAAGGTTTCGTGATCTATCTGACCACCCAGTCAGAGGAAGAGCCCGCAGGCGTCTTCAAGTCAAAGCTGGACTATGCCCGTTCCGTCCGCGACGGGAAGATCCAGAACAAGAAGTTCTTTCCAGTCATCTACGAGTTTCCGGCAGCGCTGATTGAGGCTGAGAAGCACAAGGATCCGGATTACTGGTACGTCACCAATCCGAACCTCGGCCTGTCGGTCGGGACCGAATTCCTGATCAGCCAGTATGACCAGCAAAAGGAAGCCGGCGAAGGCCCGCTTCGGGTCTGGATGGCCAAGCACCTCAATGTGCAGGTCGGGCTCTCCCTGCGAGAGAAAGCTTGGGCAGGCGCGAAATACTGGGAACAGCGAGGAGATCCCATCCTCACTCTGGACGACGTGGTCAGACGTTCCAGTGTTCTGGTCGTCGGCATCGATGGCGGCGGCCTGGACGATTTCCTGTCCATGGCCGTGCTCGGCTGCGATGCCGAAACCGATGACTGGCTGCACTGGCAACGCAGCTGGGTGTTCTGCGACGTTCTGAAGGTTCGAAAGGAAGAGGCCCCTCGCTATCTCGATTTTGAGAAACAGCAGGATCTCGTGCTCGTCATGACCATGGCGGACGATATCATCGAACTGGGCGAAATCGCCGAGGATCTCAATCGATCGGGCAAGTTGGCACTGATCGGGCTCGACCCGGCCGGCGTGGCGGAAATCGTCTTCGAGTTACGGCGACGGGGGATCGAGGAAAGCCAGATCGTCGGTGTCAGTCAGGGCTGGAAGCTAACCGGCCCGATCAAAACTCTGGAGCGCAAACTGGCAGATGGATCTTTCCATCACGGCGGACGGCCGATCATGGGTTGGGCCGTCGGCAATGCGAAAGCTCAGGCCAAAGGCAACAACATCGAGATCACCAAACAGTTGGCAGGCGGAAAGAAGATCGATCCCCTGATGGCGCTGTTCGATGCCGTGGCCTGCATGTCCAAAAACCCGGAGCCACCCGGACCGAAAAGCATTTTTGACCGTGAGGACCTATGGGATTCCTGAAGAGTATTTTCGGCGGTTCTCAACGTCCTCCTCAGGAGCGCAGAGAGCCCGTCCTGGCGCAGAACCTCGAAAACCCCAGCACACCATTGTCTGACATCGGCAACTGGAGCGAGTTTCTGGGATTGCCGGGGACTAGCGATGATTGGACCCCGCCCACCAGCGAACGCACCGCGATGGCCTGCTCGGCCGTCTATCGCTGTGTCACTCTGGAAGCTGGGGTCATCGCCGGACTGCCCTTGAAGATTTACCGCCTCTCCGCTGATGGGCAACGCGAAGAACTCCTCAACCACAGGCTGCTTCCTCTTCTGCAGACAGCGCCATTTCCTGGGCGCTCTCTGACAGCGTTCTCCTGGCGGGAACTCTGGGGGGTCAATGTCCTGCTCTGGGGCAATCACTACAGCGCCATCCGCTACGACGGCGCAGGTCGTGTGATTGGCTTTGAAGCCTTCATGCCCTGGCAGGTTCGTGTGGTGCGTCTTCCAAGTAAGCCGGGCGTGAATTTCTATGTCCTGACGCATGAGGATGGCAGCGTTGAAACCCTGCATCAGGAAGACATGCTGCACATTCCTGGTCCGGGTTTTGACGGGATCAAGGGGCTCTCCCGGATCCAGTCTTTCGCACGCGGCTCTGTCGGGCTGGCGCGCTCAATGGAAGAGCGCACGGGTCGGGTCCATCAGAACGCCTCGATGCCGAGTGGTATCATGCAGGTGCAGGGCAAAATGTCAGATGACGGCTTTCGTCGTCTAAGACGCCAACTTCAGGAAGCCCATTCCGGCGTTGCCAACTGGGGCAAGACTGTCATCGCGGATGAAGGGTCGAAATACACGCCCTTTCAGCTATCTCCGCAGGATCTCCAGACGATCGAAGCCAGACGCTACCAGGTCGCCGATATCTCGCGTTTCTTCGGTGTGCCGCTGCATCTACTGAACGAGACGGACAAGACGTCCTCCTGGGGCACAGGCCTATCCGAAAACACGCTGGCGTATCTGATCTTCTCGCTCGATGCGGACCTGCGGCGGATCGAAAGCGAGCTGAACTACAAGCTGTTCTTGAACAGCCCTCTTTTCGTGGAATTTGACCGCGATGGCTTGCTGTCCATGGATCCGGAGAAGACCGCAACAGTCATGCAAAGCGAGATCTCCAGCGGTGTCAGCACGATCAACGAGGCACGTCGGAAGAAAAATCGTCCACCCGTACCGGGCGGCGATACTCCGCTGATCAACAGCACCAACGTGCCGTTGACGACACAGGCGGCGAAAGGGCCAGACAAGCCTGCGCCTGCTCCTCAACCTTCACCAGGGCAACAGGAATGAAACGCTATGATGCCCAGGCGGGCCGGTTTTCGAACCGCGCCCTTCTGGCCTTCACACAAGCAGGTCTCCCGCAGACCCTGAGCAGCCGCCCTCGGGCTGACGGCAAACCGGCCGAGATCCTGCTCTATGACGAAATTGGCTTTTGGGGTGTGACGGCCAAGGACTTTGCCGGCCAGCTGGCGCAGGTCGGCCCCGGACCGATCAATCTGCGGATCAACAGCCCGGGCGGCGATGTCTTTGACGGTCTCGCCATCTATTCGTCGCTCAAGCAGCATGATGGTGAAGTCAACGTCATCATCGACGGCCTGGCGGCCTCCGCGGCCTCCTACATCGCCCTTGCCGGCGACACGGTTTCGATCGCGCCCAACGCCTTCATGATGATCCACAACGCCTGGGGGCTTGTGATCGGCAACAAGGCGGACATGACGGCCACGGCAGGTGTCATGTCCAAGATCGACGCCCAGATGGCGGCACTCTATTCGGGCAAGACAGGCCAGAGCGTCGACGCCATTTCGGCCCAGATGGATGCCGAGACCTGGTTCACGGCCCAGGAGGCCCTGGATGCAGGTCTGGCGGATATCATCGTCGATGATGACCGCTCCGGAGGCAGTGCCCCTTCCGCCAAGGCGACACAGCTACCGCCTGAGGATCTGCTCGCTCAGGCTGAAGAAATCGCCCTTGCATCGCGCCGGCGTATAGCCCGTCTGGCTGAAGCCGAAAACACTCTCTGACCATGTCCAGACCGACCTCCACGCGAGGCGGCATCAGGTCATGATCCTTTTGGGATGCCGCCAACATTGCGCGGCAGGTCCTCCTTCATTGCAAAAACAGGAATATCCATGCGTTCCAAGGAACTGCGCGCCAAGCGTGCAAAGCTGATTTCTGACGCCCGCGCCCTGATCAACGGCGAGACCGTCACCACCGAACAGACCGCCCAGTTCGATGCCATGATGGCCGAAGCTGACGAGCTCAAGGCACGGATTGACCGCATCGAGACCGCAGAAGCGGCTGAAGCGGAACTGGCTGGCCAGATCGCAGCCCGTGGCGAACAGGAAGGCCGTGGGACTGACGAACAGCGCGATCGTGAGACGCAGGAAGTTCGCGTCTTCGGTGCGTGGCTTCGCGGGGGAATGGATAGCCTCTCTGGTGAGGATCGGGCTTTTGCTGCTCTGCAAGCGCAGCGTGGTAGCGAGTTCCGTGCGGCTCAGAGCACGCAAACGGGTCCCGCTGGTGGCTACCTCGTTCCGCCCCTTTTTGCAGATCAGATCCTGACAGCCCTGAAGGCTTACTTCACGGCTTTGGCTCTGTTTGACGAAATCCCGACTGCAACAGGTGCTCCCCTGCCCTGGCCTACCAATGATGACACGGCCGCCCGCGCCAAGATCATCGGCGAGAACACGACGATCGGCGCAAGCGACCTGAAATTTGGGCTGTCCAACGTCCTGGCCTATCTGTACGCTACAGACGCCGTTCTGGTGCCCTGGACGTTGATGCAAGATTCCTTCCTGGATCTGGACACCTTCCTCACCTCTGCTCTGTCCACCCGTTTTGGCCGCACGTTGGCTGACGATTTGACGAATGGCACGGGCACGAACATGCCACAGGGTGTCTGCACTGCGGCTGGCGTTGGTTTTACGACAGCGGCCGTGGATATCGGCTATGACGATATCATCGAACTGATCCATAGCGTGGACCCGGCTTATCGCCAGGGTGCGACGTTCATGTTTAACGACACGACCCTCAAAGTCTTGCGCAAGATGAAGGATAATGAAGGCCGCCCGCTCTGGTCGCCCGCGGTCGCAGTCGGTGCGCCTGATACGTTTGCCGGCTATGCCATGAATATCAATCAGAGCATGCCAAGCGTTGCAGCTGGCAATAAGGCCATGCTGTTCGGCAGTTTCAAGAACTACAAGTTCCGTAACGTAAAGGGCATGTCCGTGGTGCGCCTCAATGAGCGTTACGCGGACGCTTTGCAGACGGCGTTCTTCGGATATGGCCGTTATGGCGGCGGCATGCCGACGCCTGGTGCTGCCATCCAGGCTCTCGTCACTGGTGCCCCTGCCAGTGGCGGCTCAGGCGGCTAATGACACGCAGGAGGCTGATCAGTGAGAAGCATTCCTATCGGATCAGCTCCTGTAACGGTTCCCCTGGCATCCGTGCAGGATCTGATGATGGATCTGGGCATCACGGATGCCCAGGCCTTCGATCCCCTCGAGCGGCATCTCCTGGATGCGACCGAGGCCGTTCTGGCCTTCATCGGCCGGCCGATCCTGTCACAGACGTGGCAGGATCAGGTCTTTGTCCGGCACTTTCCCCGGACCCTGTCCCTTCTAGTCGCGGCCTACCCTGTCCAGAAGGTTCTGGGGATCGTCCGCAATGGGACAGCGTTGTCTCAGGATGAAATTGACGGTCTCGTCATCGCAGATGCAACCGGCGAGATCTTCCGGCCGGATGCAGAGCGTCCGTTCTGGCATCCAGGGCGCTATGAGATCACCTATGAGGCCGGATACCAGCTTCCGGCCACGCAGGACGATGGCACGACGCTTCCTGGGACCATTCCTCGCCCGATCCAACTCGCCGTCCGCAGGGTTGCGGCAGCGGCTTACTATGCTGAAGGCCGAGACCCAACCCTCAAGTCCGAAAGTGCTCAGGGCATCGGCTCGACCAGTTGGGTCACACCTGACCCGGACCTATGCGGTCTGACACCTGAAGCGGCTGGCCTCGTCCAGCGCTATCAGTCTCCGGGGACGGCGTGATGGGATATCAGGCAGACTGCCGTCGTCGGCAGATCCGCAAGAAAGGCCGGATGATGACGCTGTCGCGGCCGACTGGAGCCAATCCAGTCACGCTGATGGCCTATGCCGCGCCGCCCACGACGGCCGCACTGGAATCAGGCGTGTCGGTCATGCCGTTTGTGGCGGAGACCCTGAACGACGAACTGGCGGCAGCGGGTTACGGGCAACCCCGGAATGCCGACATCCTGACCGATGGAAACCGCGAATACACGCTGACGGATGCGGCAGCCGTCTATGACGGATCTGATATCTGCGGCTGGAAACTCATTGCAGCAGGTGGAACATGACCTCTCCCGTCGTCTGGCAAGATGCCTTTGATCGCGCCACGGCCGCCGCCATATCGCTGGGACTGGTGGTCAAGGATGCACTGGCACAGGATCTCGATCAGAACACCGGCCCGTGGATCTATTTCGAAACGGCCAGCGCCTCCTCCGGACGTCTGGGCATGGGTGAGATCGTCGACGAAGAAACCGGCCAGATCTGGCTGCACCTGATGGTGCGGCGCGGAACGGGCGCGATCGACGCCATCACGAAACGCAAGGCTCTGTCCGTCGCGTTTCGTGTTCCGGTCGCGCCGCTGCCTGCCGGTCTGTTCTACGACGACCAGGGCTTCGATCCGCCTGACGACGATCAGACCGGCAACTGGGTCCGCTTCTCTTTGATGGTGGATTATCGCTACCAGGACATCGTTCTGCCGGCGTCCTGATCCTTCCTGAAATTCCTGACACAGCCACCTTCGGGTGGTTTTTTTTATGAGGTGAGACATGGCCTTTACCGGTGCCACGGCAGGCTATCAGGCCGCTGCGCAGGCGAATGATACCGCCATTTCCTATGCCATGGAGCCTACTTACGGCGTCGCGGCTACAGGAAGCTACCAGCGTACCCGCTTTACGGGTGAAAACTTCAAGCCGACGGACACAACCCAGCGTCCGGACGAAATCAGTGCCGACATCGAGGCGGCGCAGGCCGTCCTGACACAGACCTCCGTGGCCGGCACACTGTCGGGCGCGCTGTCTTACGGCACCTATGACGACATGCTGGCGGCCGTGCTGGGCGCGGACTGGGCTGACAACGTCGTGCAGAACGGTGCGGTCGTGAAGACCTGGACGCTCATCGAAAAGATGAACGCCAAATGGCTGGTGCGTCCGGGCAGCTACTGCACCCAGGCGCAGCTGACCTTTGCCCAGGGCAGCTTTGCGTCGACGTCTTTTGACTTCTCCTGCAAGCAGCAGACGCTCGCGGATGCCGATCCGGCCACGACCTACACCGACGCGCCCACGGGTCGTGTCTTCAACACGGTCGACAACTTCGTCGGCATGACCGTGAACGGCGTGGCTCCGGATGGTTGCGTCAAGCAGGTTCAGATCACGCTGGCCCGTGATGGCGCAGGTTCGGATTACGGGATGGGACATGCCGATGCCTGTGGCATCCGTGTCGGTCAGATCCTCGCATCGGGCTCGGCGCAGATCTTCTTCAAGACCTGGGACATGTATCAGGTCTGGGCCAATGGCACGCAGGGGCCGATCGTCACGACAGTCAAGGATGCGGACGGCAACAGCTATGTCCTGACCTTCCTGAATGCGACGCTGCGCAATCCGGTCATCAATGCCGGCAGCAAGAACACCTCGATCGTCGCCACCTTCGACATCGAGGGCAATCCGCAGGCTGGCGGTGGCACCTTCAAGATCCAGCGCATCCCGGCGGCACCTCCAGCCGCGCCTTCTGGCGGCTGATCCCCTGATCTCCGCGCTTTTTATCCCTCATTTCACACTGGAAAAATGAACATGGCCAAGCTCTCTGCCTTTTCGCGCGATCTCAGTAAGGTGTCTTCTGGCGAAGAAATCGAAGTCGGCCCGGAAGGCAATACCTTCTTCATCACCACGCGCGGCTTCACTCCGGCTTACCGCGACACGCTCTATGCGTTGCGTCTCGAAGCTGCGCGCGACCTGAACCGCACACAGCGCGCCGGTGCTGGTTTCTATGCGCCGGATGCCCTACCACCGACCACGGACGATGTCTGTCAGGGCAAGGCGATTGCCCGTGAATGCGTCCAGGGTGTGCGGGGTCTGGATGGAGCTGATGATCAGCCGGTTTCTGTCGATGATTTCCGCAGCATGCTGGAAAGCGGCAACTACCCGGCTCTGACCACGCTGGCCATTATGGCGGCTGGCCGCGTTGGCAGTGACCGCGCCGAACAGGCCAAGGCCGCAGCGGGAAACTGATCGCGGCGCTCCAGTGGGAACTGGAATGGGGCGCCTATACCGGGGAGAATGAAATCCCCGAAATCCGGGAAACGGCCCTGCAATACAGGGTCCTTCCCGATCCCTGGAACGAAGTCCCCTGGCGGGCGTGGCATGAACTCCAGCATGACCGCGTCTGGACCTCTGACGGGGTCGGGGCATCTATGGGCATGATCCGCGTCGTCTCACGGCCGGGACCAATCTCCTGGCTCGCCATTGATCGCTGGTGTGACGCCAACCGCGTGACGGACGAGGAACGGGTTTACGTCTTGGACCTGATCCGCGCCCTTGATGCTGTCTTCCTGAAGCATCGCAACAACGCGATCAGTCAGGATATCCAGACCCTCATGAGGAAATGACATGGCCTCTGCGCGCAGTGTGGCCCGCAATATCCGCCTGTTCCGCGATCAGGCGCTGTCTCCGGCCGCGCAATCCGCACGGCTGGCGGCTGTGGCCATCAAGGCGCGGGATCAGGCGGTCCAGAGTGGCGACGCGCCTCCACACTGGGTCACGATCGTGGATGGCCGACAGAACGTGCCAGAGGCGGACGTTCGGCCCGATGGCTTCATTCTCTACAAGTTCAACGTCATGGGACTGGCGGCCAAGGCTGCGCTTCAGCTGTGCAAGGAGCGCTCTCCGGTACGATCGGGCCGCTATCGCGACAGCTGGATGGTCGTCGTCGACGGCAAGCCCTGGACGCAGGACGTGGCGGATATTCCAGAGGGCGCATCCGTCATGATCGTTAATCCGCAACCCTATGCGCGCAAGATCGACACGGGCGCGATGAAGAACATGTCTGTGCCACCGGGCATCGTCGATGCCGTGCGCAAACTAGTGCAGCGCAAATTTCCAACCGTGAATGCGGCCCGCGCCTTTGTGAGCATCCCCTCGGGCCTCATCGACAATGCTCCCTACATCCTGCGGCGCAGCAGGGGCCGCAGCAAAGGCCGAGCCGCCGGAACGGCCATGACTTATCCGGCAATGATCCTGACAAAACGCCTCTGAAGGAACGCGACCATGGCAACGGTTGAAGAAATTGAAGTTTCCTACCGTAGCCAGATCGCATCGCCAGCGCAGGCGGATGCTGCTGCGCTCGATGCGGTCGCGGACGGCCTGGACAAGGTCGCCGACAGCGTCGAGGTCACGGACGCAAAAATTCAGCGCAGCACCAAAAGCGCCACGGCATGGGTCAACACCCTCGATACTGTCACAAAGTCGAGCAATGCTCTGCAGAACGCGCAGAACAAGCTGGCCGAAGTCCAGCAGACTGTGTCTGACGGCGTGCGTCGTGGTGAGATTACCCAGGCCGAAGCGGCTCGCACAATCGATGCACAGGCCGCCAAGGTCCAGAAACTGACGCAGGCCCATGAAGCGGCCGTGCAGGCCACGAAGGGCGCCACAGTCGCTGTGGCTGAGACGACAGAGACAGCGCGTCTATCCAGCCAACAGATGGGCATTCTGGCGGACGAAGCGCACAAGTTCTTCGATCAGATCATGGCGGGTGGATCCGCCTTTCAGGCGGCTTTTTACCAGGTGCCGAACATGGTCCAGGTCATGGGTGGGTTCGGCAGCACGATCGAGACCGTCACGGGCTTTCTGATCGGGCCGGCCGGTCTGGCACTGGCGGGCGCGGCAGCTGCTGCGGCCGTCTACAAGGTCGGATCCTCGGCCGAGGCCGAACAGGAACAGCTGGCGACG